GCTTCCCGGCGTAGAACGCCCAGACCAGGATGGCCAGGAGGACCAGCGCGCCCGCGCTGCCAGTGATCAGCGGCAGAAACTCCTGCACCGGGTCACCTACCAGTTGACGAGGGGTGCGGCGGGCAGTACGCCGTCCACGTGGAGGATTGACAGCGCGTCGGGGGCGATCGGGTAAAACGCGATGCCTGTCATCGCCGGGGACCGGCTGACGGACACGCCACCGACGTTGCTGCTGCCGTACTCGAACTTGACGCCGGCCGGGTCCATGTGGGCGACCCGGTATTCGGCCTGCGCGCAGGTGGCGCGCATGATCGTGTCAGCGACCACGGCGTCCTGCGGCATGCCGTCCGCGTCGGTGCGGTACACGGCGGCGATGAGAGCCCGGTCAATGTCCTTGCTCGCCTTGCGCAGCGCGGCCGACACGATGGCCTGCGGCGTCCACGTGTCGCCGATCTCGGCGACGTACTGCGCATAGGTGGCGTACACGCCCGGTGCCGGGGATGGTGCCGGGACGGCCGCCACGGTGCATACCTGCACGTAGGCGACGGTCGCGGCGTCGCTGGCCCGGACACCCGTCCAGGTGACCAGGTAGTCCCCGGGTGCCACGTCCGTTGCCGGCGACCAGGTGTAGTTGTACAGGCCCTCGACGCCGCCGCCGAGAACACCCGTGCTGGTCGTGGCCAGCGGCGTGCCCGTCCCCGTGCCACCATCGGCGGCGGCGATACCGATGGTGACATCGGATGCGGCGCATGCCTGCCCCGAGTTGAGGTAGGTCTCGAACTGGACGGTGAAGAGGATCTGGCCGCCCGGCCACACGTCCGACGAGGCGTTCATTTGCGTCGGGACTGTTGCCATGCGGCAAACCCCCTTATTCGTTCAGGCTGGGCGGTGACGCCGGGTCGAACCCGGTGTCGGAGAACCGCGCCCTCAGCTCGTCACGGCTGAGGGCAGCGGCTTCGGTGTGCGGCATGCCCTGGCTCAGCGCGTAGTTGATCCACGCTTCCTGGCTGGCGTTCCCGGCCGGGCGGCCGACGCCGGGAGGCGTCGCCGGTCCGGTGGCGGGTGGCTGGTCGTCAGGTTCGCGGCGGCCGACGTATTCGAGGTCACCCGAGTCGACGTGCTTTTTGACCTCGTACGGGATCTTGCCGAGCAGTTCCCGGTGACGCTCCTCACCGATCCGCCGCCGGACGGCCGGGTTCGTCGACCCGGTGTCGTCGAGGACAGGCGGGTACGGGAACTCACCGGCGTACTCGAACACGTGCCCCGTTGCGGGGTTGCGTACCTGAATGATCTCCGCCTGGTCTGCGGGCATGCCGTTTCCCTTTCCGGGTGGTTGCTGGCCGTTGCGGCCGGGGGATGTGCGGGCGGTCAGAAGCCGAGCGCGCCGGACGGGTACTGCACGACAGCGGCGGTCAGGCTGGTCGCGGTCGACCAGTCGAGCGAGAGGCTGCCGTCGAGCTGGGTGAACCGGTCGGTGTCGATGATCGGGACGACGGTGTAACCGCTGTGCCCGAGGGTGACCACGAGGTCACCGCGGGACGCCTGCGCGAACACGAGGTCGGGGTCGCCGGTCGCGGTGCCGCCGGCTGCGGTGACACCCTTCCCGGTCGCGCGGACGGTCACGGTCTGCGTGCCCGAGGCGTTGGCGTTGTCGATGATCAGGACGACGTTCTGTCCCCCGGCGGCGACGGTGTTGCCGTTCGAGGCGTCCGGCGCGGCGAGTGTGATGGTGGTGCCAGCGTCGCGGGCAGCCTGCGTCGGGACGATCGCGGTACGTGCGGTCATTGGTCAGTTCCTTCCTGGCTCAGATACCGGCCGGGCGCTTCACGCCCGCGACCGCGATGTGATCGGGACGGACAAGCTTCCCGCCGTAGACGTGGAGGCCGCGAACGCCGTCCGCGAACGTGGTCTGCAGCCGCATCGCTTCGGTCTGGACGATCTGCTCGGCGAACGTCAGCGCCATCGGGTGACCGGCCTGCACGATGTATCCGCCGTTGCCGGTGTCGTACTCGGCGGCGTTCAGCGACTTGTACACGTCGAACCCGGCGACCCGGCCGAGCATGCCGCTGGTGAACACCTCGCCGCCGCTGCCGCCGCTGTCGGGGAACGCCACGAACGCCTGCGTCTCGCGCAGCAGCGCCTCAGCCCACGGCGGGACGATCAGGTACCGGCCGTTGGACGGGACGAGGGACTGGTCGAGCTGCACCTGCAGCGGCAGGACGACTTGCAGGTAGAAGTCGGCGGGTGCCGACGTGGTGAACACGCCCGGCTCGATGTAGTTGGTCGAGTTGGTCGACGGGTTGGTGCCGTCGTTGCCGGTCAGGACGTTCCCGGCGTAGGTGTAGAAGCTGGCCAGGTACTTGTCGGCGGTGTTCGCCAGCTGGTACGCGGCGCGGTCTTCGAGGTAGCCCTGCATGTCGCCGGCGGCCTGGCGCTTGTCCACGTCGTCGATCTCGAACGCGAAGTACTTCTTCTGCGAGATCAGGAGCTGCTGCCCGGCGTCGTCGAGCTGCTGGTAGGTGATCGACTCACCGTTGGTGTAGTCGTTGATCACCGGGTCACCGAACTGGGTGATGTGAACCGTGGTGCCCGGCCCGCTGATCTCGCCTTCGTAGTCGCTGTTCGAGATGCCCGGCCCGCCGTAGACGAGAGCCTTCTTCTCGGCGGCAAGGATGACCTTGCTCCATACTTCTGGCTTAAACGCAGTGACGGCCATGCCGTTTTCCTCTCGGGATCAGCGCATGCCCGTTCAGGTGTGCGCGGGTATCAGGTGCGGCGGTACCGGCCCGGCTTCGTTTTGCCGATACCGAGGTCGGTGAGCAGGCCCTCAGCCATCGCCTTCTCAAGCGCTTCGGGGCTGGCCGCTTCGAGCTGGGCTTGTGTCCACTGCCGGGACGGGGCGGGTGCGCCGAAGTCGGCACCGGAACGCGACGCGGGTGGCCTGGGCTTGCTGTCGTCGCGGGCGGGTTCGGCCTGCGGCTTCGGGTGCGCGTCCGCCCACGCCTTCGCCGCCTCAGCGACGCGGGCGCTGTAGTCGCCGCTGGACGGGTCCAGCTCGTCGACCTGGGCCATGAACGACCGCGAGTCGAGCAGCGCGTCAGCGTCCGCCCCGGCCGCGGCAGCGGCACGGTAGACAGCAAGCTCGGAGGTGCGCTGCCGGGCGGTCCGGTTGGCCTTGTCCAGTTCGGCGGCGAGCTTGTCCGCATCGGGCTTGCCGTCGAGGTCGAGGCCGAGCTTTTCGGCGACCAGCGCGAGCGCCTGACCTTGCCGGGTGATCTCGTCGACGTTGCCCTTGGCGCGGTCCTCGTTCTGCCTGGACAGCCGCTTCCACTTCTCCGCTTCGGCCTGCCAGTCAGTGCTGTCCGTTGCGGACGGGGTGACTGCCGGTTGTGTGCCGGTTGCGGGTGTGCTGTCCGTCTGCGGCGCGTCCGTTGCGGGCGCGTCCGTCGCTGGCATGGTCATGTGTGTCCCTTTCCGGGATGGATGAGTGGCCGTTGCGGCCGGGGATGGTGCGGGGTCTAACGGGAGCCGGTCACCGGGTTGGCGTCGTCGGCGCGGCCAGCGGCCGTGGTGTCGTTGTCGCCGTCGCCGTCCGGGTCGCCCACAGACGGACCAGGTGAGCCACCGCCGGGCCGCCCGCGGAAGTGACCGCCGACCTTGCCGGTGGCGTCCCGTGGCCCCTGCGGGCCGCTGGCTGCCGCCGATGGAACGTGCTTCGCCATCACTTCGCCTTTCGTTTGGATCCGGTCTTGCTGGACGGCAGCCGGGGGTACTTGGCCTTGACGGCGGCACGAACCTTCGCCTTCTGCGCGGGTGTGCCGTTCGCCTTCACACGGGACAGCGCCGAGACAGCGCGCCCCTTCGTGTTGATCGGGTAGGCGTCCGCGCCACCGGGCCCTCCGCCGGGCAGCGCGTAGCTGCCCTTCGGGGCCTTCGTGTTCGGTGCGGGCTTCTTCTTCGCGGCGGCCATCAGAGGCTCTTGATCAGCCCGACGAGGGCAGCGAGCGCGACGATGCCGACCTCGACGAGCAGGATGACCTGAAACGTGGACAACGTGTCACCTGGCCTTTCCGGGTGTCTCGCGGTAGCGCTGCCTGGTCAGCTGGTGGGCGGCCACGTGCGACGCCAGGGCGCGCGTCGCTGCGGTCGTACCGGCCCGTGCGCGCTGCGCGGCGGCCGGGGACATGGCGGCGGCCTGCCGCATCTTCCAGGCCCGTACGCGGCGTTCCAGGGCGCGTTGCCGTTGCTGCGCCCGGTAGCTCGCCGACTCGTCGTCGGGGATGACGCCACGCTGATACGCGGTGCCGTGCCGGACGAATCCGCGCTGCCCGCCAGCGAGCGCGATGACCGCGCCGTCCGTGAACGGCATCAGCGAGTGACGGCAGTTTGGGTGCAGGAACCCGGCCGCGCGTGCGGCGGCCAGCGACGCCATGACGGTCGCCTGCTGCCGGACACCGTTGCTGTCGGCCGCCGCGGTGACCGACCCGGCCGGGGTGGTGCCGGACAGCGACAGGACGTGGCCCTCGAACGGGCCGCACTTCGGGCAGGACATTTCGGAGCTGGGCCCGTCGACGTACACGAGGTCCAGGCCGGCCGGGGCCATCATCGCGAGCTGCTGCTCAATGTGCATCCGCGACGCGGCCGAGCGGATGGCCATTTCGGAGTACGCGCCGAGGGACCAGTTACGCCCGGCCCGGTCGGTGAACACGGTCAGGCCGCGAGCGGCGAGGTTGTTCATCATCCGCTGCGTGGCGTCCAGCGCCGACAGTGACCGCTTCGCCCGTTCCGGGCCGGGCAAATCCCGGACCGCTTCACCGATGCCGGTCAGGTGCCGGGTCGCGTCGTCGGCCGCCGCGCGGAACTGGTCTTCGGCGTCCCGCAGCGCGTTCAGGCCAGCGTCGGCGAGCGAGTCGACGACCGG